CCAAATCCATGCTTCCGTAAAAATCCGGTGAATGATGAATATAGGTGTATCGGGTGGGTTCCGAGTTATCTCCTCTATTACCAGGGATTGAATTGGGGAGACATAGTAACCAGAGGATCTGATCAATGGATAGTTGTACCAAACATGTTTTCTACGGATTGGGTTGGACACGGATATAAGATCGCATAAGGACTTCTCATGGCAATACATATACTACGAGATCCAGAGATACCGCTCATCTTAGATGATGAGAACTTGTACCCGGAAGGAGTTTCAACTGACTGGGAGGTTATCGCTTCCAATGATGACATTATCGATTCCCACGAATTGGAATTTTCTCCTGTGCGTCATGCCGTTTCTACTATAACCATGATTCCAGTTAAGTGGGGCATGTCCGATGCCATTCGGGATGCTATAGAAACATTGTTTGGTAGGACGTATGTCACTCCCACGGAGATAGATCCAGGTTTTATCACGGAGGACATCGAGTACGAAATCATAGTGTGGAATGCAGACAATGAGAACTTGTCGGAGTTGACGTCAATAGCTGTCGATTCTGCAGATGGTTTAAGCCTCGTTTATCCGACGTTACCGAAAAACATTTCCCGTGGTGGTGACGAAGTACTCGACCTTACTATAGAGTTAGAAGGTCCGCCGATTCAGAACAGCACATATACTATCGTCGCAGGAGGCTTGACCTATTCCGTAACAGTAGCAGGTATACGAGCAATCGGCCTCGAGGTTAATCCTTGTTGGGACCGGAAGATAGCTGTTGTCTACTCCTTCTTGACTGCCATCGGAGCAAATCCGCGCTACTACAAGGAGCAGCGACGTCCGTTATCTCGGTATCCGTGGAGAGATATTTCGGTCTATTTCGATGTTAAAAACTTAAAAGCGCAGGCATTTCAGAACAGCCTCCATTACGGCCATGACAAGGTTTTCGTCGTACCGCTTTACAACGAGCAAATTACGTGCGTAACCCTTGCTGTAGGAAATACAAGCATAACGCCGGTTGAGGACTTTTCCGAATATTACAATTTAAACAATAACTGTACGCACCTCATCTTCTTGGATGAGGAGAATGACTTGGTTGAGATAAAGGAGATAGATACAATAGGTGCTACGACCATCTCTTTTGCAACTACCATTCAAAACACGTTTGATGCAAACTCCACGCTGATTTATCCAGGCGTTTTCTCGGTGTTGCAGTCGGTCGCTCAGGTCTCGGAGACCCAAGAACTACAACGATATAAACTCAACTTTCAGGAGTTCAAGAAGAATGGCTGATTCAATTACGGCAATGGGTAGTGCTCCGAAGTACTTCCCTCTACAACCGAACTGGGCGACTCCTCCTAAAGCGGGGTTTGGTCTGGCTCGTGACTATGTCAGCTTTCCGGGTACTGCTCAACTCTTGGATAGCACGACCGATCTTGCACCCAAGGAGTTTACGTTACGGTTCCTCGTAGATAACAAAGCCGACGAGTACGAGCTACTTGACTTCTTACATCAAGTAAAAGGGAAATCATACCGGTTTTGGATAGAACATCCCGACGCTGCCTTTATCCTGAAGGAGACAGCAAACAATGGTGCCACCGTCCTGAAGTGCAAGAAGAACAGCTTTGAGAAGATATGCCAGGACAACGAACGTATTTTCGTAGCGATGAAAACTGGCGACATAATAGTTCGGAAGATAACGGACGCTACATGGAATAGCACTACGGAGGAGTTGTCACTTACGTTAGACACGTCTATTGACAGAGATATAACGGTGGACAACCACTGGTTGATAGGTCGTTTTCTTCTGTGTCGGTTGTCAGATGATAATACCGAAATGGAAATAGTAACCAGTTTGGTCTCGAGGTTCTCACTCAAGTTCACCGAACTACCAACCGAATACGATGCTGAGGAAGCTTCATGACAGACTACGATGTCAACATAGCAAAACGCGAACTCGTGGCAATGCCTGAATTGTACGAGTTTCAGTACGGTGGGAATTACGACTACTTCACTTCGTTCTCGGAGGATCTCCTTTTTCTTGGTGTCACGTATAAACGAGCAACCATTGAGAGGAGTGGATTCAGCGTAGATACGGAGTTTGGTAAGATTGGAATGACCATAAAGACTCCCGTTATCGATACGTTAAGAACCTACATCGCCAACCAGCCCGTCGAGCGAACCACCGTAAAGGTGTGGAGAGCCGTGCTTGATGATCTAACGGAATACCGAGTAATCTTCTCCGGCGATATACAACGTGTATCTTTCAAGGGTAATGTTTGTCAAGCAACCTGTGAGATGCAAAGCCATATCCTCTCACAGAAACTCCCTAACATCGTACACCAGTCCTTTTGTAACCATCAGGTGTTTGACGATGGTTGTGGTTTGGACTGGGCAGCGTGGAGAGTTTCCGGATCTGTCTCCTCTATCGCCGCAGACGTTTACAGCGTCGGAGCAGCGGCGGGATACGCAAACGGGTACTTTACCGGAGGTCAGGTGCTGAAGGATAACGACGCAAGATATATTATTAATCATTCCGGCAGCAACTTGTATCTTCACGTCCCATTTGATTCCAGGGTAGGGATCGGTACGAGTGTGTATTTGCTGCCGGGATGTAACGGCAAAGTGAGTACTTGTAAGAACAAATTTAATAACTTCAATAACCATTTGTCGATGCCGTATATCCCATCAACTAACCCGGTCATGTGGGGCTTTAAATGAAGTACTTGTTCGATAACGATCAGCAGTGGAGAAAGTTTAAGGCCGAACTTCTTTCGTGGCGAGGAACACCGTATCGCCACTTGGCTCACGTCAAAGGTAGAGGAGCAGACTGTACACAATTTATCGCACATGCCATGTTCAATGTGGGACTGTTAAAGTCAGTGGATTACGACTACTACCCCAAGGACTGGCATATCAATACGAAGAGAGAATTCGTTCTCGAGTCGTGTGAACACCACATAAAGAACAACCTCGCATCAGGAATTGGTGCTATCGACTTGTCGGAAGACGACGTAAAGGCTCCCGGTTTTCTCAAGCGTGGAGATTTAGTTGTCTATTCTACGACTGCTCAGAACGTGTCAAACCACTGTGCCATTGTACTTGATGAGTTCGATGGACGTTGTCAAGTCACCATTCACAGCATCGAGCACAGAGGCGTTTCCCGGTTTCCACTTGGGAGAACTTGGAAAAGAAAATTAACCTGCGGTTTCCGATTTACGGAGAAATGACATGGGCGTAGGATTAGGATTAGCCATCGGAGCATTGGTAGTGGGAGTTATCGCTGCCATTATGTTCCGTCCATCAATGGAAGGTCAGGACATGAGTCCTGCGACTCTCGAGTCGTTTCAAATCACAACGACTGATGAGGGTTCTGTAGTTCCTTGGATTGCCGGCACTGTGAGAACTAAAACCAATATCTTGTGGTACGGGAATCTCAGGAGCGAAGCAATCACAGAGGAGGCAGGCGGTAAAGGCGGTGGAGGTGGTGAGGTTACCACTGGTTTCAAATACTGGATGGACCTTTGGAAGTCAATTTGTTTGGGTAGCTCCTTGTACGGTGATGTTTCTCTTGTGGGAGTGTACGTTGGTGATCAATCGAAAAACCTTAGCAACATAACATACACGTTAAACGATGGAACTCAAACGTCGTATCCATCGACACCAGGCTCCAAAGCGAATGCGATGAAGTCGGTCGCACACATTTGGCTGCCACAATACTTTCTTGGTGAGAACGTTTCGTTTGTTCCGACGTTCCACTTCATCGTCAAGTGCGAATCGAGAGCACCGCTGACATACGCGAATTTGAGCACCGGAGTAAATCCTGCTGCGAAAATATATGACATACTTCTTGCGTCCGGTTCTCAAGCAAGTGACTTTAACTTAGCATCGTTCCAAACAGCTGCCGACTACTGGTATAACCAGGGTTACGGAATAAACGTCGCTTATACTTCTCAGAAAGAAGCCCGTGAGTGGATCGCTCAGATATTCACATGGGTGGACGGCTGTTTGAGGAAGGACGCTGAGGACAAGTGGTATCTGCAAGCCTACGACCCAGCAGATGCTTCGGTGGCAACTTTGAATGACGAAGACCTTATCGACTTCTCACTAACGAGGAGATCGTGGAATGAGACATACAATGACTTCCGTGGCAACTACACGGATTCTGCTCAAGCATATACTCGCAGGACGGTCCGTGTTTACAACGGAGCAAACATACGACTACTCGGATATAAGCGCCAACGTACGATTGACCTCACCGCTTTCACAACAGCTGGTGTAGCATCGAAACGTTTGTCCGAGATAATGCGCCGTGAGAGTTATCCTGAAGCACAGATAAGTTTTTCGGCAAACTTGGCGTACGAGGAAGAATGTCATGTAGGAAAAGTGATCACCATCAATAACAGTGAATACGGCATTTCAAACGCCAACTTTAGAATCACATCCCGAGAAGTTAGCAATGTGGACAGCAACCTACTTGACTTCGCAGCAACTCAGGTAGTGGAGACATTGTGGGACGATACTTATGAGGACGGCGGAGCACCAGGATGGGTCGAGCCGGACTACAGAACTGCTGACGTCCCATTGGCCTTCCTGATGTTTGAACTACCGTGGACTACACAACTTCAGGACGTGCCGTCATACGTTGCTTTGTGTGCTCGAGCAGGACAAGAAGATGGTTTTCTAATCATGTACTCCAAGGACGGTACCGACTACCAGAACGCTATCGTCGGCCGAGTGTTTTCTCAGCATGGTACCCTTGATGAGGATTACGGAACCAGCGTTGAGACAGACAGCATCGATGATGACTTCGGTATCCTCTATACTCCAACTCGTGAGGATCCGGTGTTCTCCAGCATCTCCCGCGCAGCGTTGTTTGATACAAGGAGAGTTGCAATCATAGGCGATGAAGTAATGGCGTTCCAAAACGTCACCTATGAGGGGGCAAATTCTATTCGGTTAACCGGCGTTATTCGCGGTGTTCTAAACAGTCCTATAAGTTCTCACTCTGCGGGTTCGGATATATGGTTGGCACCGCTGGATTCCAAGCTTGGCAATGTCTGGCAGGATACTACTTACCAATCATCGGTCTACTACAAGTTCGTTCCCAAGTTCGGTTCTCAGTATGTTGATGCCGCCCTTATAACAGCGAAGACAATAACAAGGGAATACAAGGGAAGTTCGTTCGGGGACCTCGGAAGAATAGAGGTTATAAGAAGCGGATCTACATGTACGGTACTTGTCCACCATGTTAACACTACGGTGAGAAATCGTGCAGGATACGACATTGCTGACAACTCTTCCGATGCGTATTTCTCCAACGACTATCAAGCCCAAGGTCTTTCTCCATTAACCAACTGGTTCCAACATAAGATAGGTTCGGGTGGAACAGTCAATGACGAAATAGGAACCAGAAAGTTCGACTATACAAGGTCGGGAGCCCATACTCTCTACATTCAAAACTACTACGATCCTATTGACAATTGGGTTACCGTCGACGTCGGAGCAGCAGACGGAACATATATCGGTCCTGTAATCTCGGAGACTTAACATGCCAAAGCATAGTGATTCGGATTTCGAAAGAATAACGTGGCAGATGCACGGGTGGACTCGTGCGATGAAAGTCAACATGGAAGCCCTCAATGACACATGGTTGAAGGTTCAAAACATGTTGGATGTGGACATCTCCGCACTTGCCGACGGCAGCATTTTAAAGTGGAATGCTTCTTCTCAGAAGTTCGAATGTGTCGCATTCAGTAGCATCTTTCCCACTACCACCACAACTACGACTACGAGTAGCACGTCGAGTACGACAAGTACTACGACTACTGGTTCTACGACAACCACGACGACCGAGTCTACTACCACTTCGACTACGACTACTGGTTCTACCACGACTACCACAACGTCGTCAACAACAACTTCAACGACAACAACTTCAACGACATCAACAACCACGAGTACTACTACAACAACTGCCGTACTACCGGCAATTTATTGGAACCCGTCTGATAAGGCGAATGGATGTCTCCTTTCAAACAACAACTTGACATGCGCCACCGACGATTACCCAGACTGGGAGAGTGTTAGAGCGACCATTGGGAAGTCCTCAGGCAAGTGGTATTTTGAAGTTGATGTTGATAGTACTCCAGAGGGACCGTCTGTAAATAACTGTATCGGGGTAGCAAATACTTCTGAGAGTTTAGAATCGTATGTCGGTGACTCCGCAAATGGTTGGGGTTATATGGCGAACAACCGTTTCTATAACTCAGGTTTAATCAACTCTACTACCACTTGGTATGGGAACCACCTTATCATGGTGGCGGTTGATATGGACAACGGGTATATTTGGTGGGGTGTCGACGGCACATGGGTAGGAGCATCAGGAGACAGTCCTGACCCGGCGACTGGAACTGATCCAGCCTACTCAAACTTGACCGGAACCCTTTATCCAATGGCTTCTCCATACCACGACGATTTTCTCATGACGCTACAGGCGACGGCGGATGATTTGACACATACTCCTCCAACAGGATTTACAGCATGGGGTGATTCTGTTGCCACTACCACGACAACGACTACCACGACAACGACTACCACTACAACGACAAGTACAACCACAAGTACTACAACGACAAGTACAACCACAAGTACTACAACCACAAC